AAATCTTTATAATTATGATGGCGACGGATCTAAACCAATTTATAATAATACTACAAATGCTGTTCAATGCATTGCTGATGCAAGTCAAGGTATATATAATCAACTATATCCACCAAATGGTTCTCCTAATTTTAGTGGTCTTATAACTGGAGATAGATGTTGGTTTGTTGTTTATAAATTTGATTCTTTAAGAGCAGGAAATTTACAAGTAGGAGGTTATTTTGCAAATTATTCAACAATTATTAACACAGATAACGCAAATACATCAACGATATCTACAGGTTTTTTTGGAGTTTATGGTAATAATATAAATGGTTCAGAAATTACAAATTTTAATTTGGAACCTGGATCTCAACGTTTTGTTATTGATTCTGATCCAAATCAACTTACCGCAGCAAGTATAAACGCTGATTTTTCAGCGGCTAATTTGTTCAATAAAAATATAGTTTCTATTTTAAAAAACAACACGACAACAAATTTAAGAGTAAGAAACAATGGATTTCAAACTTTAAGCGAAAACACTGCTGCTTTTTTTGCTACTGGGTGCGCCAGTTTGAGAATTGGAACTGCTGGTAATAGTAAAATACTTAGTGCAGTTAATTATGGTGTTAATTATAATTATGATGCCAGCAATATATCTTATTATGAAATAATAGGTTATTCAAAAATGCCAACAGATGAAGAGGTTTTAAAGTTAGAAAAATATTTATTTGAAAAATATTTTAAAAACGATGACAACTTGTATATCGCAAGTGATGATTTTACTTCTACAAGTTATGCTTATGCTCCAATCAATTTAACTGGGTCTTTACATTTAACAAAAAATATTGATAATCTTTTTAATAAAACATATGGATGTTCGGCAAACTTTTCAACGAAAGCTATAAAAGCTAACTATGGTGATGGTTATTTTTTAAATGTTATACCTAACGCTAATAATTTAGCAACAAATTTTTCAATTAATTACGAGGGATTAACAGATAAACAAGCGCACGCATTAGCAGGTTATTTTCAAAGTTCTTTTGAAAACGAACCTTTAACTATGGTAGATTCTTATGAAAATGTTTCTATGGATTTATTTTATCCTTATAGAAATGACGCTAAAATTTATTTTGAAAATTTAGATTACAAATCCGTAGATTCAAACATTAATAATATAGTAATCAATTGCACAACAGCTTACGATTCTAATTTAAACTATAGAGGTTATTCAATCACTGATACATCAGCGATTAGACCTTTTATACTTAATAATATATATAATAAACACGATGTAATTTATTATAACAATCCTTCTGTTATTAATGGTGGATATTATTGGTATACTGGTGACGCATCAACATCTTTAAATTTAAGTCAAAGTCCAACTGGTGCAAATAGTTTATTTACTAAAGATTTTTATTTTAAACCAGATTTAGATTTTGCCATTCCGTTGAAGCCTAGATTTTTAAAAAATGAATACGAAATGACTTCTGTGGCGTTCGAACAAGATGGAATAAATAAAAACATATTAGATCTATCTTTGTCTTTTACTAATAGATCTGATAAAGAAGCTTTTGCTGTTTTAAAGTTCTTAGATGATCGATGTGGTTTTAAATTATTTGAATTTACTTTACCAGAGCCTTACAATAAACAGTTAACTTTTTATTGTCCAGAATGGAGTCATACTTATAAATTTAAAGATAATCACGACATTAATGTAAAATTTTTAGAATTTAAAGGAAAATTAATTTCAGATGTTTATTTTAATACTATTATAAAACTATGAGCTATGTAAAAATAACTGGTACAAATATTGGTAATTGCTTAACTGGTTTTGGTATTCATTTTCCAATAACTGTTTTTAATAGTGGAAACGCTCAAGTATCTTACTCTGTTGAAAACTCAAACGATACAAATTTTAGTATTTCTAAAAGTTCTTTTGTCGTAAATCCAGATTCGTTTGATCTTTTTGATGTTTTTTATAGGCCAACTATAACTTCTTCTATAGGAGATGAAATTACAGATTTGACAATTCAATCTACATCGATTGAAGATGGCAGCGTGGATCCTAGTGGAGATATAACTTTAAACATAACAGGTAAAAGAATTTTAAACATTACCGGAGGCAATCCAAGATCTTTTAGAGTAATTAGCAACTTTAATCCTCCAGCTTATAATTTTTATTGGAAACCTCCAACAGGTATAACAGGAGACAATTTACACAATTATTTTATTACTGGATACACTTTAGAAATATCCACAAATTCTTCTTTTTCGTCACCCGTAGCGTACACTAAACAAATTAGAATAGCAGAAAACACAAATCAAAACCCTAAGTTTTCTACGTATTATGGATTTGGAGATGATGATATAAAAAATGTAGTAACACAGGACGATTTTACAGCACTAGCAAGAGAAACGGATTATTACGCTAGAATACATACATATTCTAACAATAACAGTGGAGTTTCAATTTATGCTAGTGGAGTAGAATCTTTATCAGATCCGGTTTCAAGTGAAGTCTTTATTGGATATTCTGGAACTCCAATAAATATTAAAATAGAAAAACAAGCTTTTGATTTTCATATAACTCCCGACAATTCTTTTTTTACGTCTACATACGATTTATATAGTAAAATAATAGAAGCTAATTTAGGGAGTGCTAATTTTACTGGTTATTCTGGTATAAACGTTTATTTGCCAGAAAATAGCATTTTTCAATCTATTGACACATCTAAAGGAGCGATTAATTTAGAAGGGATTTTTCAAAATTTTAGTGGAGTCGGAGGAACATTCGTTAATTTTTATATTCCCAGCACAACTCAAATTTTAGGCGCAATGGGAAATGGAACAAATATAAATGAGCCGTTTGGCAATAAAAACGGAACAGATTATCCACCAAATACAAATCAATATGTAATCCTATGGGCTATTCCTAAGCCTTCTTTTTTAGCGTTTGAGAATCAAGCAGGATATAATGATTCTTCAAATGGTGGTCCAGCAATTATTTTAAAAATTGAAAGCGAAATACAGGACGTTGGTAAAAGAAAAGATATAAAATATAATTTATATAGTCAATTGAGTAATCCTCAAAAAGTTAATATAAACAACAATCTTTCATCTGCAATAGCGTCTGGTGGTGGAGGAGGTAAAGCAGGACTTATTTATGCGTATAATACTCTTGCAGATAAACATACATTTCATGATCAATTAGTTGCAAACATTTCTCGTACTTATTTTGTTGGAATAAATGGCTCGATGCCAAAAAATTTCTATTTAGATCCTATCAATAATAAAAAATTTTTGCGTTGGACGGTTGGTTTTTACAGCACAGCGGGAAACGCAGTTCTTGGACCTACTCAAGGAGTTGGTCAAATTGGTAGGTACGTTGTATCCGTTAACCCTTCGGGATATGGTGAAATGGGTAGTGCAACTTTACTTATTGACTCTTATAAAGACTCAAAATTTATAAAATCAACAAATTATATAACTAATAGAGAAGAAAATAGATATGTCTTTTTAGATAATCATGGATACGCAGTAGTTACACCTTTTCCAGACTATGTTCTTTATTATCCTATTAATACAATTCGAACCAACAGATTGCCTGGAAAAATAGCGGAAACATATTCAGAATCCGATTTGAAATTTAATTTATATAATAATGTATTGCCATCTACTCCCGTATTTAGATTTAAAAATAGCGGTATAGCTAGTGGTACTTCATGGGCTAGTGATACTACTATTTCTACTTACACTTTGAGTAGTACATCAGGTGGAACTTATAATGCTAATTATCAAAGCTTAGGCTACGAAACTATTAATTTAAAAAATAGTCAATTTTTAGAATTAAATTTTGGATCTGCAAATGTTAGTTGTGTTGATTTTGATTTGTTTTTTGTGTGTAGTTTCGATAATTTTGCATATACAGCGTTTGATTCTGTGAATGGTAAATTTTCTTATCTTTACGCATCTTTATTTGATTGGTTTAATACAGCAAATACTGAAAATATTACAAAAGATCAATTTGAGACCTTTGAAAATGATCCGTTAATTTATAATCGTTATCTTAAAGAGAATTTACTTTTTAATTATAAAAACGCATGTTTGCAAAATAAAAGAGACGTTGCTGTTTCTATGGGTTCAAATGCAAAAAGCCAGCAAATATCTAAACAGTTATATTCGTTGTTGTCGATAAGTAGTGTGAATACGACTACAAATGTGATAACTACAACTACTAATCATAATCTATTAGTTGGAGATACGATTGGATTTGTTGGAGACAGTTTGCCTTTGCCGATAAATATTTATGATATATCCACTCCATATACAAAACAAATTTATTATGTAAAAACTGTGCCAGCCGCAAATACTTTTACAATCTCCAGTTCTTCTGGAGGCGCGACTATAGACTTAACGACTTCAGGCTCAAATACAGTTATTCACAAAATTTCATCTGCAAGTTTGTATCAGCCATTCGTTTTACAAATAAGAAGAGTGCAAAATAAATATTTTTATTTTATAAATAGAAATCAAGTTAATTTTTCTACAGTAAGCGCGACGGAATTACCGTTATTGATTAATAATTTAAATCAAACAACATTAAAGTTAATAAATAGAAGCACAACAATTGGTATCAATTATTTTGATATAAGTTTTTATAATAGAGTATTAAGTGAACAAGAGTTAAATACAGCTTATTCTTTTCTTGTGAATGATTATTTTAGTTTATTTGCTGGTGAGAATGGTGTTAGTAATTTAAATTTAAAATCTTCTGACTTATATAGTTATAGATTACCAAATATTTTTTCAGTGGCAGGAACAGTTTAATATGAATACGTTTTTTAAATTAGACAATTATGTAATTTTAGATCTCTTTGAAATACAATTAGAATCATTTGAGGGCTATTTAAGATTTCATGGATCTAAAAATTTTTCCAAAAACATATCTTTTCAAAATCAAGAATATATATTTATACCATGTGAATTGTCAAATTTAGAGTCGTCTTCGGATGGAAGACAGCCAAAGCCAACATTAAAAATTGCTAACATAAATAATTACATGTCTTATGTTTTAAAAGATAGAGGCGACTTAATTGGTAAAAGTTTCATTAGAAAAAAAATATTAGCAAGAGACTTGGATGTCTCTAATTTTTCAGATGGAATAAACCCTTTTGGAGTTTCTAACTTTAAAACGTATATTTCATATGATGAATTTTTAATTAATTTAAAAAAATCAGAAAATAAAGAATTTATTGAATTAGAGCTTGCCACAAAAATAGATATTCAAAATATCAATATTCCTTCTAGAAAAGTCACAAATGATACTTGTTCTTGGGGATATAGATGCTATGGATGTAATTATGGTAATACAGCGGATTATTCTGGACCTGTAACTACAAATACAACACAAGTTTCAAACACCGCAAATTTAATAGGAAAAATGGTTGGTATGGCAATTGCCGATGAAAATGATAAAGTATTTTTAGCTAACTATAAAACATCATTAAGTAATGAAAATTATGGATTCTCTTCAATAAATTATTCTGGCAAATGGACTGATACATCTACTTATAATAAAGGGGATTCTGTTTATTTGGATTTCATACCAAATATCACAACAAATTTAAAAACTGAATCTATTTCGTCTTTTAATAATAAACCGAATTTATTTTACGTTTGTATAGAAGATAGCGTTTTCAATAAACAACCAGATTTAAATACTGATATTTGGAAACAAGATCAATGTTCAAAAACACTTAAAGGATGCTTATTGAGATTTGAAGATTATGTTTTAAAAAAAGGTGAAGATGGCAGATCTCTACCATTTGGAGGGTTTCCTTCTACTTTCTCACATGATAATAAACGATAAAATTCTTGCTGAAATAAAAAATTATAGCGTAGCAAATTGTCACAAAGAAGTTTGCGGTTTCGTTGTTCTTGAAAAAGACGATTTGTTTTTTATTAAAACAGAAAATAAGCATCCAGATGAGAAAAATTTTTTTCTAGTGTCTCCCAAAGACTATCTGAACATAAAAAACAACCATAAGATTTTATATTTTTTTCATAGCCATATTGATAATGCATTTTTTTCAGAATTAGACATTTTGCAACAAAAATATCATAATATGAATATGTTGTTATACAACGTAAAATCTGAAGAATTTAAAGAAATGAAGTGTAAATAATAATATGGTGAATATAAAATTAAATGGAATTTTTGAAAATTTTATAGATACGGAATGGAATTTGAATGTTTCATCGGTTTTAGAAGCTTTTGAAGCCATAGAAGCTAATTCAAATAAATTGATATCTACATTAGGCGTATTAAATGAGTATATAACTCATTTTATAATTTATGTTGATGGCGAAATCATGCCTCCAGAATATATTAATTCACCTATTTTACACAAAAAATCTAAAATAGAGATTGTTCCTCTTATTTTAGGCGCTGGTACTGAAATATTAATTGGTTTAATATTGTTGGCTATTTCGACAGGAATTCAGATGTTAATAACAAAATTATTAACTCCAAAGTCACCTATTGATATTAAAACTGTTTCTAGATTGTTTTCTAGTTACGAAAATGTGTCTTTAAGAAATGTTGCTATTCCAATAGGGTATGGAAGATTAAAAATAGGATCTATTATAATAGCTAATAGTATTAGTTTTGTTATTCGAAATGAAGATAAAAATTCTGAACTTTCAAGCTTTTACAGAGCAATTCAAGAACAAAACTTTGAACGTAGAGACGCTCCTTAATTTTTATGAAAATTTCTGTTGATCCTATAATAAGTACATTTATAAACAATACAAATCAGATAAATCAGACTTTAGAAACTGAATCTAAATATGATGCTATAGATCTTTTATGCGAAGGTCCGATTGAAGGCTTTGTTGATTCTAATGGGAACTCTGTAGATTACATAAACGTTAAAACCAAATCAAATGTTTTGGGCAAAGCTATATATTATAATGATATACCTCTTGTAGATAAAAAAACTAATCTTTATAATTTTTCTCAGTCTTCATTTGCGGTTTCTTTTGGAAATCAATTTAAAAATAATGTATTATTTTCTAGAGCTATCTACACATATAAAAGTAAAATTTATGATTTTTCAAAGGGTTCGTATAAAGTAGCGGGTCTTAATGATGTAAAAGTTGATTTAACAGGTACGGTACTAAGCAACATTGCAACAATCTTTTTTGAGGACGACACAAAAGATACAAAATTTCAAAGTTATATAAAAGCTAAAGATTATGCGTTTACAGTCAGTCATGTTGTTCAAAATAAATATTCTGATTCTTTTGATGTTAATATTAGTTTGGATCAATTGTTTTCGGTGAATAGCGCAGGTACATCAGCTACATCGGCGATTTTTATAATTAATGTTGAAAATAAGTCTAGTAATAAAAATTATTATTTATTTTGTAGTTGTAATTTAGTTGCTAAAGGTGGGGCAATCATGGTTCCGTTCAAAGTTGAATTAGACAGCTCTGACAAACAAAATATAAATTTTCCAGAAATAGTAATAAATATCTATAGTTTATTACCTAAACCTCCTTCTGGTGGTGAAACTCAAATAGAAAGATCTATATCATTAGACTCAGTAATAGAAAATATATCATATCCATTTTCTTTCCCTTATTCTGCTCTTGTTTACAATTCAGTGAGTTCAAGGCATTTTAATAATATTCCAGTTAGATCTTACGATTGCAAGCTTCTAAAAATTAAAGTTCCAGAAAATTATGATGGCGAAGTCAGAGAATATACTAACAATTGGTCGGGTATTTTTAATAAAAATTTAATATGGACTAATAATCCAGCTTGGGTGTTTTATGATCTTTGTTCTAATAGTAGATATGGATTAGGAAAAGGTCAAATAAACGAAATAGATCTAAACAAATGGCAGTTTTTAACTTTATCAAAATTTTGCGATGAACTGGTTAAAACATATTCAAATAGTAAATATAATTCAGATGTATTTTCTTTTGATAATTCGTTATCAATACAAGATTTAAATTATAATTCAATTTCATTTACTGTAGCATCGACAGAAACATTAGAAAAATTGCAAGAAAGATATCCTTTTGGTTCTATAGTTTATTTATATGATTTAAAAAATAAACTTGATGAAGACATAAAATATAATTATAAGAAAATCATTTGTTCTGTCTCTAAGCCAACTAGTACTACAGTCGTTTTAAAACTATGTAATGATTTTGGTCCAAAAAAAATATTAGAACAAGATTTAAAAGGTATATTGTTTACAGAATTAATTAAATATTTAAAATCGAATCCTACAGAAAACGTTGAAGATAAAATTAAAATTTTTATTCTTAAATTTTTTCTTGGTATTACTGGTTTGAATTTGAGTTTTAAATCTCAAGATGTGGATGTCAGTGTGTCGCACATGAGCAAGAAAATATTTGATACATCATTAAACGTAAATAAAGGCTCTTGCGTGGCGAAACATGTTGGTTATAACGAATACTTAGAACCGCGTTTCTCATGCAACGTTCTTATAAATAATGAAAATGAAGGTTTGAAAACATTGACTGATCTTGCTTCTATTTTTAGAGGAATTTTTTATTTTAAAAATGGCTTGCTTAATTTAACTTCAGATGTTAAGCAAAATCCGGTTTATATTTTTACTAATTCAAATGTAAAAGATGGTTTATTTACATACGCTTCTGGAGATTTGAATAATTCTTTTTCAATAGCTAAAGTTCCTTATTTAGATAAAAACGATAACTTTAAAGATAAAATTATTTATGTAGAAGACTCTGATTTAATTAGAAAGTTTGGAGTAGTTGAAAAAGAGATTTTAAGTTTTGGTATAACGAGTAAATCTGAAGCTCAAAGAATAGGTAAATGGTATCTTTCTACTGGTAAATTGGAGTCTGAAATAGTAGGTTTTTCAACTGGCATAGAAGCAACTCAATTGCAAATAGGAAATGTTATAAGAATATCAGATAATCTTAAAAATGCTTCTATGGTTTTTGGAAAAATAACTGAATTGGATTTCAAAAATAACTATATATATATTGATAGAGAGGTTTCTGAAAATTGTTTGGGTAAAAGTGTTAAAATTTATTCTAGTGTAGATAATGTGGTTTCAGAATTTAATTTTTCAGTTCTAGAAGTGGATAATCATAATTTGCGTTTAAAAATAGTTTCTCATGCTTATATGAGTTGGTTTATTGTTAAATCGATTGTCGTAGAAGACGATGGATTGAAACTTACGGGAGGAGGGACTGGTGTCATTTTCGATAAAAAAGCTTATACTAATAACAGTTTTGTTGATGATTGTCAAATATCTTTTTCTGTTGTTTCTCCTGCGCTTCATTTTAGCGTCGTTGGTTTATCAACAATAAATAATCCAAAAGTAGATCAAAGCGACATAAATTATGGATTTCAAATCACAGGTGGAGGAACCGCTGTTTTATCAATTCTACAAAACAATACGCCGCAAAGTTTAATTGTGGCTGATAATAGCGTTAAAGAAACTGATGTATTAAAAATTACATATGATGGAGAGTATGTAAGATACTATAGAAATCAAACTTTAGTTTATGGCCCAGTTAACGTATTTGCTACAACTAAAGGGAAGCCATTACACGGAGTCGTAGCGATGACTTATTCGTATACAGTAATTAAAAATATTCTTTTTTCAAAATATCCAGACTTAACATACGGTAAATACTCAAATTTAAGATCTGGCGTTAATTTTGCTATTTATATTAACGAAGAGGACTCTCAAAACGATTTGTATAAAATAATAAGCATAAACGAAGTTTCTTCTAATGAATATTCTTTTTCTGCAATGAAATACGAAGAAGAAAAGTTTAATATTATCGAAAACAATTCTTATGTAAAACAAAACCAAAGCAAAGAAAAACAAATTGTTTTTTCCAACGATAAAGTAATTAATGAAATTTTTAGTGATTCAGAGTTGGTAACTAATTTTAAAGTTTTTCCAGCTAATTATGAAGCAGCGGTATCTATTGATTATGATTATACTTTTTACATAGAAAAGCAAACGCTAAATGATGATTTTCAAAATAATCAATTCGAATACGCGCAAATAAATTTTATTCAACTATTTAATATTTTGCAAGATAGGGGCGCAAAAGATGTTTTTGGTATCATGTGTATAATCAATAGAAATGGAAAAAAACTTAGTTTTAATGTTTTAAAATCTAACGCAAATTTTATAACTGTCTTTTTAGGCGAAATTCAAGTGGGCGGTCAAACGTTTAAAACATCTGTAGATTTTTATGCGTTCGATTCAAATTATAAAATTTTTAACGTGTAATTAACTATATGGCTTTTATAGAAAATATTGATATAAATTATTCGGAACCGTTTTTAATAAAAAACTTAGTTTTTTCTTTCGATAATAATTTATCAACATATGATGCTAACCTTCCAGTTTCGACTTTTAATTTTGATAATTCAACGGTTTTGGTTAGTGGATCTTTAAGGCAAGAAAAAATATATTTAAAGTGGCAAACTGAAAAACCTATATCTAAAAATATAATTTCAGGTGTCGTTATAGACGATGGTTTTTCTGGATTTTTTGCTAATTATTATGATATAAATAGAAATTTATTATATCAAGATCCAGTCCAATTTAACACAACAGAGTATTCAAAAAATACAAGCGATATTAAAGAAATTTTTACGCTTTTAACTGGGCAAAATAATTTAATAGATTTAAATCAGTTTTTTATTGATGTGGTTTCTGTTAGTGTTTCGGGGTTGTATAGCACTGGTGTTGCTTTAATAAATTTCCCATCATCAACTTTAAGTGTTTCTTCTATATCTGCGGGGACTTTTTCATCTTCATTTTTGTCTTTAGAATATTCTGATAAAAATTCTATAAAAAATGTAAATGTTTTTGTAACTAACGATTCAGATTTTGATTTAGGTAATGCTAATTACTTGTATAATTACACAGCAACTTTTCCAGATATTGATTCTATACAAATACCGGATTTGTTGAGTTTAAATTCTGTTGCTAATGTTTTTGATAATGCAATAAGAGAACCATACTATGTTCATTTATTGCCTTCAAATTATTTTGAAACAGGTGCCTTAATTACCTCTTCAGGAATAAAACCATCCCCTAATACCAGCTTGCCAGAAAAAATTGAAAATATAACTGGTTATGTTTATTTCGACTTTAATGATAAGTCAAAAGATTTAAATCTAAATGCTTTTATTAAATGGGATTCAATAACTCAATCTCAAGATTGTAGTTTCCATATATTAGTGGAAGAAAGCGGTAAAAATAAAAATAAATACGATTACTTTTTACAAAATAGATCGATTGAAAATATAGGCGATTTACAATTTGGAACCGGCACAGGAATGAGTTCTAGTGGGTCTATTTTTCAAAATTATGGATCTTCGGGAATACAGTGGTCTGATCATACGATATATGTAGATAATTTCGGTTCATTTCCTACTGGACTTTATGAAGAGTATTCGGGAGGTTTAAAATATAT